GCAATGGAACCGGGCGTGCGCCGATCCCGAATGGTATACGCTGATGCTCAAGGCGAGCGAGAGTGGGATCATCGCCGAGGAGGAACTCCGCGACATCCGGCGCGGCACCACGGAAAACGCATTTCAGCAGGAATACGAATGCAGTTTCAATGTGGGACGCCCCGGGGCGATCTATGTTCGCAACCTCGAAAAGGCGCGATCCGAGAAGCGAATCAGCAACGACATCCTGTGGTTCAAGGAACTGCCGGTCTACACCTCATGGGATGTGGGCGCTCCGCTGAACCAGAAGGTTTGGGTGTGGCAAATGGTGGGCGACCGGATCAACTATCTGGAGGCATTGAGCGGGGATGATGAGTGCAAGACGCCTGCGGACTGGGCTGCGAGGCTCAAGGCCAAGCAGTATGCGTATGGCTCGCATTTCCTCCCGCACGATGCCTCCACGGAAAATGGCGGACTCTGGCAAGGGGCGCTTGCGACCGCCGGGTTGACCGGCGTTGTGCCGGTGCCACGGCAACTTTCGGTTTGGGATGGAATCAATTTGGCCAACGATGCGTTTCCGCGAATCCATTTTGCCGAGGCCGGGTGCGTCGATGGTCTTGACGCGCTCGATGCCTACCACAGCAAAGAGGAGCGCGATGGCGTCACGATCAAGGATGTGCCGGTGCATGATTGGAGCAGCCACTACTCCGATGCGTTCTCGCTTTCTCATCAAGCGATCTCCAGAGGCATGGTGATCGACCGCAGCGCGATTGCTCGCAAGCCGACATCCGGCAACCCGGTCAAAGTCATGGCGGGATTCCGAGGCGGGTTCTCGCGGGTGAGGCGATGAAACGCGAACTGGAACTCCAAATTTTCAATCTCTACCGGCGGTATCCGCAGCCGCGATCCTTCGCGGAGGAGGTCGAGTTGACCGCATGGAATGGGGTGGTTATCAACACCGAGGACTTCTTCATGCTGGCCCGCCCGGTGGACATTCACGACCCCGAGGAACGCTGGCGTGATGCCGCGCACACATACCACAGGTTGTGTCAGAACTGCTGGCTGATCACTATATATTGTGGTATCAGTCAAAATAACCCTTGCAATTTTGCTCCCTATCAGTTGCCTTACATCGCATGGAGTCGGCGAGACCGCCCGCTCCGAGTTTACGAAACCCAAAAACTCCAAAAGCGATGCGACTTACTGACCACGAAATCAACCCCATCCTCTCTCCCTGCCTAGCTTGGTTCGGAGGAGGAAGCAAAGGACCAAGCAAGCAAGAGAAGCAGGCCGCGCAACAGCAGCAACAGCAGATGCAGCAAGCCGCCGCGCAGCAAGCCGCCGCGCAGCGCCAGCAGATGGAAATGCAACGCCAGCAGTTTGAGGAGCAAAAACGCCAGCAGGAGGAAATGCTCCGCCAGATGGAAGCCAACAAGCCCGCGCCCGGAGCGCAGGTTGACCCCGGCAACCCGCAGGCCGACATGGCGGCAGAGACCGCTCGTCGCAAGGGAATGCGGAAATCCATCCTCGCCGGGGAATCTTCGCAGGCTCCCATGACGACCGGCTACTCGACCCTCGGTTGATTCAGTTTTGACTGATACCAAATGACCGGAAAGAATCCCGAACTCGCTGACAAGGTTTTGCAGCGCCATGCGGAACTCGTTCATCAGCGGGCGACATGGGAATCACTCTGGGAGGACATCGCGAAATTCGTCATGCCCCGGAAGGCGACGATGTTCACGCAGACGACCTCGCCCACCACCGAAGACGAGGCGCAACTTTTCGACGCCACCGCCGTGCGGGCAAACATGATCTTGGCCAATGGTCAACTCAGTTGGATGACCCCACTCGAAAGCCGGTGGTTCAGCTTGGAACCGCCGAAGGCGATGGAATCCGAAGACGACATCGAGCAATGGTTCAAGCGTTGCACCGAGGTCATGCAGGCCGAACTCAGCCGGTCCAACTTCTACACCGAAATCCACGAACTCTATCTGGACCGTGGCGCGTTCGGCACGGCGGCGATTCTTGTGGAAGCCGGGAAGAACAATTCCCTAAATTTCACGAAGCTCGATCTCGGATCGTTCGCGATCAGCGAGGACGACGAAGGCTATGTGGATACGCTCTCTCGCGAGTATGAGATGACGGCACGGCAGGCCGCGCTCAAGTTCGGCGTCGAGAACTTGACCGACTCGATGAAGAAGGAACTGGAGAAGCCCAACTCCAACCGCAAGTTCGCGTGCGTCCATCTCATCGCCCCTCGCGGCCCGGGCGAGATTGAAATGGGCAAGCGCGATGGCGCAAACAAACCCTACGCCAGCGTGTATGTGGACAAGGCATCGAAGCATGTCTTCCTGTCCTCGGGGTTCGATGAGCAACCGTTCTTTGTCACCCGCTACCTCAAGTGGAAAAACTCCGAGTGCTACGGCTACTCGCCATCGTGGACCGCTCTCCCAGAGTGCAAGCAACTCAACTTCCTCGAAAAGCAACTCGACTCCCTCGCTGAGATTCATGCGTTCCCTCGCATTCTGATCCCTGCCGGATTCGATGGAGACATCGACCTCCGCGCCGGGGGCGTGACCTATTTCGATCCGAACAACCCCAACGCCACGCCACGGGAGTGGGGAACCAATGGGCGCTACGATATCGGCGTCGAGCGGGCCGAACAAAAGCGCAAGGCGATCAACGAAGCCTTCCATGTGGACTTGTTTCAAATGTTCGCGCAGTTGCAAAAGCAGATGACCGCCCGCGAAGTTGCCGAGCGAGCCAGCGAGAAACTCATCCAATTTTCCCCGACTTTTGCGCGACTCACCACGGAGCTATTCAATCCGCTCCTTCGCCGGGTCTTTGCGATCCTCGCCCGCGCTGGCAAGTTCCCTCCCCCACCCCAACAACTCACGATGGTCGGTTACATCCCCGAGCCGGATGTCGCCTACAACTCGCGAATCGCCCTCGCGATCAAGTCTCTCGAAAACGCTGCCTTCATCCGCACCAGCGAGATGCTTCTGCCCTATGTGCAGATAAAGCCCGACATGCTCGACAATTTCGATTTCGACGAAATCTGCCGCGATATGGCCCGCAACGATGGTCTTCCCGCCCGCTGGCTCATGGAGGAGGAAATGGTCGCGCAACAACGAGCCGCCCGCGCCCAAGCTCAACAGCAGGCCATGCAGGCGCAGCAGATGGAGCAGGCCGCGAGCGCCCTTGGCAAGGCGGGCAGCGTGAAGCAGGACTCCGCACTCGCCGGGATGCTCCCCGGCATGATGGGACAAGCGTGATGGCTCCCGAGGACAAAGCCGCCGCCCTTCGCCGCGAGCGTGAGCGCCAGAAAACGACCAACGCCTACCACCGTGTGTTCAGCACCAAGGAAGGCCAAGCGGTCATCGCCGACCTCAAGGCGCAGTTCGCCACCGAAAGCCAAGTCTTCCTGCCTGGTTACGATTTCAACCCTGTGGTCGCCGCCCTTCGCGATGGTCAGCGCGGTGTGGTCCTGCACATCGAATCAGTCCTCCGCAGGCCGGTCATCGCAGACGGCGACATCGAAGCCCCCAAACGAAAGGTGAAAAAATGAGCAAGAAAACCGAACCCAAAAAAGACATCCCGCCCGCACCCGAAATGGAGCAGATGCTCGGCGACAAGACCCCCGCCTATGTCGAGTGGATGCGCGACTACCACCCGCAGGAGTTCGCGATCCGCTACGCCGGACGCCGCACCCATCTCGGTTACCACCCGCATCAAAACTGACGCGCAGTTTTGACTGATACCATTTATGGAAGACACCATCGATACCTCCTCCGAGCAGAGTCTGCTCGACACAGGAGCCGACAGCACCAACGCCGCAGCGCCCGCCGCTTCGGAGACGACCACCACCACCACGCAACCCTCTACTCCCTCGACCGGCTGGGTGAATCCAGACGGCACCTTCGGAGAAGGATGGACTAACAACCTCCCGGAGGATTCCGCCGCCTACAAGGACACCCTAGCGAAATACAAAAGCGTTCCCGACATGGCGAAGGCGCTCGCGAATGCGAATGCGCTGATCGGGAAAAAGCTCGGCGTTCCCAACGAGAAATCCTCGCCCGAGGAACACGCCGCTTTCCGCCGTGCGATGGGCGTTCCCGAGTCGCTGGAGGAATACAAGTTCGCTCCCGAGGCTTTGCCCGAGGGCATGACATGGAGCGACGACATGGCGAAGCCCTATGCCGAGATCGCGCACAAGCACGGCATTCCGCCCTCGGCCATGAAGGAACTCGTCGCGCAACACGCGAAGACCGAGATGTTCAAGCTGGAGGCGATCCAAGCCACCTACGAGAAGCAACGCACCGAGGCCGTGCAGACGCTCCAAAAGGAGTGGGGAAATGATTTCGGGAAGAACATTGGACTTGCGAAGCAGGCCGCGAAGATCGCTGGCGTGGATGCAAACTCGCATGGATTTTCCGATCCCGAGGTCGTGCGTGGATTTGTTCGCATGGCGCAAATGATGAGCGAGGACAAGGTCGGTCGCTCGATGGGCGGCACCGAGTTTATGACCGGCGCGGCCCGCGCCAAGGACATCATGTCGAACCCCGACAAATGATGAGCGAGGACAAGGTCGGTCGCTCGATGGGCGGCACCGAGTTTATGACCGGCGCGGCCCGCGCCAAGGACATCATGTCGAACCCCGACAACACTTGGCACAAACGCTACATGGATGGCGACCGCGAAGCCGCTGCGCTCGTCACCTCCCTGCTCAAGCAGGGATGAAAATCTGCGGGGTAGTGAAGAGGCATCACACCAGTTTCATAATCTGGAATCCCGAGTTCGATTCTCGGCCCCGCTAATTTTTGACTGATACCACGGAGTGTGCTACACACTCCTCCGTCAGAGCAGACACCTCCTTTGTTGAGCCTGCTCCCTAATACCCGCCGTCGAAGACCCCGATTGGGACACTCGGAAGCGAAGGGAGCAACGAACCATCAGTTTCGACTGATACCAACCAACTCAACACAAGGAGAAAAAAATGGCAGACCTCAATGGCGTTCTGACGAATGTCCCCAACCACTACACCACACAGTTCGACGCGAACTGGAAACACCTCGTTCAACAAAAGAACAGCAAGCTGAAAGAATATGTGACCATCGATTCCATCGAAGGAAAAGAGAAGTCCTACAATCAAATCGACACGACCTCGATGACGCAGATCACGGATCGCTCCCGCGACACCCGCATCAGCGATCAAGCGATGGCTAAACGCTGGATTCGCCCGCAGCAATACGACTGCGCGAAACTCGTAGACGAATGGGACGAGCAACTCCTCGGCGAAGTCGTCCTTCCCACCAGCCCGATCATCCAATCGCACGCTGCCGCCTATGGCCGCACCTGCGACACGATCATCATCGGCGCTCTTGGCGGGACAGCCTTTACCGGCACGACCGGCACAACC